AAAACTAAAATCATTAATAGAGCAGAGTATACATTAGATAAAATTAATCAAATTTATAATGAAGATTATTTTATAAAATTATATTGTATGTTTAGATTTATAGAAGAAGAAAGTAAACACTCACAAGCAGAACAGGATCAGATCATAACTGATTTTCAAAACTTGTCAAGATCTAAGAGCGTGAATCAAGCAATAGGATCATTCGAAAAATTTATCTCTCAACCGTTTGACTACAGAGGCTCGTTGAGTTACATTGTAAGGGAACAAGAAAAACGAGAGGATACATGATCTTCCAAACACTGGATGACAAAACAGAGTGTGTCGGCGTTTACGTTGATGGCAAGCTGCACTTCGACCATATCCCCGATGGACTAACAAAAACATGGAAATACACAGGATCCGTTCAAGATCCAGATGTTGAGTTTGCTTGGCTATATTGCGGAGGCAAAAAATTAGAAGAGGTTTGCCCAGAAGATCTAAAAGAAGAGCTTAGCGACCTTCAAAAAACCTTCAAAGCATACCTTCTGTCTCTCTCAATAGGCAAGATCAGCTTGTATGACAACTGTTTCTTTGATCTCGTCCCAAGCGACTTCTTGCTTCAGTTTTGTGAGGTCAGAAACAAGATCACAGAGCACGTTTTTAATAACCACTCTCGTCCTGAAAACTACGTTCACCTTGATCGTACCCACAAGCTTCTCCACAAGATCAAATACCAGAAATTGAACATCAATGTGGATGGATGCCGGCACCTAATGACCAGTACAGGAGACAGAGAAGGCATTAGAAAGCTTATAAAAAAGAAGTCGCACTATGTGGACTACAATCTTTTTGGAACCGTCACAGGGCGACTGACGACTCATAAAGATAGCACTCCGATCCTCACTATGAAGTCGAAACTTCGCTCTCTGGTTAAACCAGCAAACGACTGGCTTGTATCGTTTGATTATAACGGAGCAGAGGTGAGAACCTTCTTGGCTCTTTCTGGAGTAGAGCAGCCAGAAGAAGACATTCACGAATGGAACATGGAGCACCTGTATGGCGACCACCCTATTGACCGAGAAGAAGCAAAAGTTAGATTCTTTGCTTCATTCTACAACCATGAGGATAATTCTCTAAGAAATTCTGTTTATAGCAGGAACCGTGTTCTTGGTGATTATTTTTATGGCAATCGTGTGATAACCCCATTCAAACGAACGATCGCAGTAAATGAAAGAAAGGCTTTCAATTACATTATACAGAGCACAACAGCGGATCTCACTATTGACAGGGCAGTAGAGCTTGATAAGGCGCTTGAGAACAAAAAATCAAAAGTTGCTTTCATTGTTCACGATGAAGTTGTGCTTGACATTCACGAAGAAGACAGATATATGATACCAGAACTAAAGGAGGTGTTCCAAAACAATAAACTTGGATCGTTTAGGGTAAATACAAAAGCAGGCAAGAGTTATGGCGAATTGAGGGAGTTGAAATTATGATATCGTTGATAGGCATAGGAGAAGCAGGATGCAATGTAGTCTCACTGTTCCAAGATCACAAGGAGTATAACTGCTTCTTGTTCTCGGAAGGTCAGGAGAATACCAAATGGACAAGAAACTTGCCAAAAGTGGCAAAAGCAGAGGATTGTGAGGATAACGCACCCAAACTTTCATCGTATAAAACCCTACAGGCAGTTCAGAACAGGGTTCAGGTATTTGTTTGTGGCTCATCTTTCTCGGCAAACTACACACTAGCGATACTACAACAGATAAAGGACAGAGCCATTGAGATCTTCTACATCAAACCAGATGTAGACCTTCTGATAGGCGATACTAAACTACAAGAGAGGGCAATCTTTGGGATCCTACAAGAATACGCAAGATCTGGACTGTTCAGTAGCTTGACAATCTTGTCAAACCCAGCAATCGAGAAGACGATAGGCGAGATCCCAATAAAGAAATACTTTGAAGTAATCAACAAGAGTATCTACTACGCTGTTCATTATTTAAATGTGTTCGATCACACAGAACCAATTGTTGGTAACCTTTCAAAGCCTTCGGAGGTGCAGAGAATCCGCTCTGTTGGTATCATTTCGGTAGATAAACTTTCTGAACAATGGTACTATAATTTAGAGGAAGATCGCGACGTAGCATACTACTTATGTATAGCAGAGAAGCGCCTTGAGACCGATGGAAAGCTACATTCAAAGGTAGTCCAAAGCTTGAAGAAGAAGCCCCGAAACGCATTCAAAAATGTCACTTATGCGATCTATCAATCGCCTTACGAAACGGACTTTGGATTCTGTGTGGCGCACACAAATTTCATTCAAGGGCAAACAATGCTTGACAGCAAAGGCTGATCACGTTAATTTATAGATGAGCAAGAGAGAAGCTCACAGACATGCTCTCAAAACAAATACGCTTGACAGGACTTGGACGGCGTGTTACTTTAAGATGGTAAGGAACGCTTACTATACTATACCCAACAACAAGGAGACTATTATGGGAATCAACATGGAACTTATGCGGAAGAAGCTTTCCGCACTACGAGGAAACGGAAAGAGTGATAGAACGAGTGTCTGGTTTAAGCCAGAAGAGGGTGACACCGATGTTCGGATTGTCCCTGCTCCAGACGGAGATCCTCTCAAGGAAGTTTTCTTTCACTATAACATCGAAGGACATCGTGCAGGCGTTATGTGTCCAAAGCGAAACTTTGGTGAGCAGTGCCCAATCTGTGATTTTGCTTCACAGCTATGGCGCGACGGAACTGACAACAATGACGAGGAGACAAAGAAGCTTGCCAAGTCACTCTTCGTTCGCAATCGTTACTTCTCGCCAGTAGTGGTGCGTGGTCTTGAATCTGAAGGCGTCAAGGTCTATGGCTATGGAAAGCAGGCTTACGAGCTTTTGCTTGGTTACATTCTTGACCCAGAGTATGGCGACATTACCGACCCAGATGGCGGTACCGACATTACTATTACTTACACCAAGCCTACTACGCCGGGTGCTTATCCAAAGACCAACATGAAGATGCGTCGTAATACAAGCACGCTTTTGAAGGACAAGGACGCAATCCCAGGTCTGCTCCAAAATATGCCTGACATTGATGCGCTATTCACTCGACACTCTACTCAAGAAGTCGATGCAATTCTGAATAGTATGCTATCGGGCGACAAGTCTGCTGAATCACGTTCTCGTGAGACTACACAGTATAACAATAACCAGAAGTCAAGCGTTGATAAGGCATTCGACGACTTGATGACTGGTTGATAATAGCGCTTACTTTATAGCCGCCCCCACCCCTAAAAAGGTGGGGGTTTTTCGTTGCACTTTTGGTTCTTCTGTGTTATAATGTATACGAACATAGAGGTTCATAAACAAAGGAAGAAACTTGATGGCTAAGAAAAAAGCAAAGAAAGAAGTTAAAGCCGGTCGCATAGATATGAGTGCGATGAGGGCAATGATAAACAAGAAGGCTGGGCTTAATGTCGCTCATGACCTAAGAGAAGATAACCCAACAGCAGTAAAGCAATGGATTCCGACAGGATCGCGCTGGTTGGACTCTATTATTTGCAAGGGAAAATATGCAGGCATCCCTGTTAGTAAGATCACAGAGATAGCGGGGCTTGAGGCAACCGGAAAATCCTTCATTGCTGCCCAGGTCGCTGCAAGCGCCCAGAAGATGGGGATTACTCCAATCTACTTTGATTCTGAGTCTGCGATTGACCCATCCTTCTTAGAGAAAGCTGGGTGTGACCTCGGCTCTATGATGTACGTCCAGGCGCAGTCGGTAGAATTTGTACTTGAAACTATAGAGGAATTGTTAGGAGCAACAGATGACCAGTTATTGTTTATTTGGGATTCTCTGGCATTTACTCCTGCTGTTTCCGACGTTGAGGGAGATTTCAACCCTCAGTCTTCAATGGCTGTAAAGGCTCGTATTCTTGCGAAGGGGATGTCAAAATTAGTTATCCCACTTGCAGACAAAAAAGCTACTTTTCTTGTCCTTAACCAGTTGAAGACCAACATTCCACAGGGACCGGCGGCACGGCAGATTGCGATGACAACACCTTTCACTACTCCAGGCGGAAAGGCTATGCATTATGCATATTCTCTTCGTATCTGGCTTACAGGTCGCAAGGCCAAAGGCGCCTATGTGCTTGACGACAATGGCTTTCGCATTGGTTCAGAAGTTAAAGTCAAGCTTGAAAAGTCTCGCTTTGGAACACAAGGCAGGACTTGTGCGTTTCGTATCTTGTGGGGAACTGACCCAAT